GCTGCAGCTGCAGCAATCACGGAACAGAAACTTCCAAAAGATCCAAAGGCAGCACGAGCGGTGAGATTCTATCAGTCCAGAATTACCCCGATCGTAGAAGCCCCTAAGGAGTAATCCTTGGATAATCGTGCTGCATATTTGAAGCAGTATGCGGAAGAGAATCAGGACAAGTTAGCTATTTATCAAAAAGAATATGCTGAAACTCATAAAGATGAGTTGCAGATATATCGTAAAGAATATTATCAGAAAACGAAGACTACACTTGAGTCGCATTGGCGCCAATTGAAATCTTCAGCCGGTCGCAGAAAATTACCTGTTGAAATAAGTTTTGAGCAGTATATCAAGTTAGTAGAATCAAATGCTTGTTATTATTGCCAAGATATTTTAACTGCTTGTGGTTATAACATAGACCGTTTAGATCATTTGAAAGGCTACATAGTGGGTAATGTAGCGCCTTGTTGTTGGGATTGTAATGCAAGGAAAGGAGCCCTAGAAAGGGCCGGGTTTAGATATCCCAGAACTGTTGAACTCCTACGAGAGATCTTGTTTGAGATGTCTAAATTAAGAGATTAAAGAGAGAGGTACACTACATTGAGTCTAGATATTAACAACAACTATCGTGGTACACTTTACGGCCGAGACCGTTTGGGATATACCACTCCTGATGCTGATGCATCTGAGCCACTGCGTCCTTTCCTGCCTGTGCCCTATCCGGCACCTTGGCTACCCGGGAAGCGTCTTGATGAAGGACACCCAGTGGGCGCCCAGGTTGTACTCTCTTCGCACACAATCGTTGGAGTTGACAAGTCTGGAGCTCTAGTTCCTGCCGGCCTGATTTCAGGTACGCAGGCTTCTTCCCAGATTGCAACTACTGTTCACAATTCGGCCAATACCTATGCTGTGGCAAGTGGTGTGGTCACACTAGTTTTGACTGACAGTGAAGTTGCTTATACTGGAAGCACCGCAGCATTTGCTGCTGGTGATACTGTTGCTCTGCTTGGCACAACGGTTACAGGTTTGGATGGTAATTATATCCTTACCAGTGCTGTGCATGCTGCTGGTGTGTGGACCATCGTATTTGGTGGTTCTACGGCTTCTAATGCCGGCGCGACTGAAATTCCTGCTGCATCTACATTCCGTGATTATCAGGGCCTATATGCTGCAATTGTCTACGGACAGAACGATGTTGGGTTCGCTCGCAATGCCTCGACTGGTAACCCAGTCGCTGCAGCCGGCGAATACGTTGTTCTAGCTGCTCCTTCGGATGCTGTGGTAGCGGATCTTATCGTTCTACCAAACGGCAACGTGATCTCTGTAGAGTCTGGTGATATTACTTTCGCTCAGGCCTGCAACCTTATTCCTAATGGAGTTGCCCGCCCAATTGGATACGTTGTTCGCAACGTCTTCCAGTTCCTCGGTGGTGTTAATCTCCTAAGTACGACTGATGGTATCTTCTACACGCTAGAATCCATGGTACCTATTCAGTTCCGCGTTCACAACTACATGCATGAAATGGGAACAGCTGTTCAGACCCACTTCGTCCTACGCATGCCGTGGATCGGAGCAAGCCCCACTTCCCTCCAGCAATATGCAAACGCCGACGGTATCTCTGGTTATGTCCAGACTGACTTCGGTCGTAGCTTCGTTCACTTTACCGGTGGAACAGCCGGCAACCCATACACTCTAAACGGTGTGTCTGTTGTGGCTTCCAGACTTGGTAGCGGAAACGATGCTGGTAACTACTCTCTGTATAATTCAGCCGTCAATGGCTTCGATGAGATTTGCGGCCGCGTAATCGGTGTGGAAAGTATGTACCCGATCCGTGACTTTGCAAACCGCGTAAGAACACAGTTCGAACGCGCAACTGAAGCTGTTGGTCCGTTCACAACCAAGACTCCAAGTATTGGACAGCTTGGTGGTTCGGCAACCCGCGGTATGGATTACATGATTAACCTTACGGAAGACGGTATTCTACGTCTAGCCAGTGACCAGAACAAGACGATCCGACCGGAGTATGGAACTTACGTCTACGTTCACTTCCTAGCTCGCTAAGTTAGCAAGTTAGGCAACGTAGAATCCTGTAGTTCTCCCGAGGATCCTGTGCGCTTACTGACCTTCATAACGCGAGGCAAAGCAGTTATTCAGGGAGATTCCCTGCGTTGTGCCGCTGCTCGAATAAACGATCCGCGGAGACAATGTAATAAACTGCTTGCCAAGAAGAATGAACAAGGCCAGATAGCCGGTGATTTTCGCTGTGAACGTTGTCATCAACAAATTCAAGTTAAGTTAGCACCAGCACGAGACGATTTATAAAAAGAGATTCAAGTAATCCAATCATTTTCAGGAGATATACATGTCTAAGACAGTGAGACTAGAACAGCCAGACTGGACAGATAAGAAAGTTACTGACGAGTTGGCTCGTGTTGAGACCATCTTCCGCACTGGTGGATTTGACCCAGTCGCGAAAACACAGATCAAGATGTCTGACGCTTTGGACATTCCAAACGCAGCCTTCCTGATTCCTAGGGTTCTTACTACCTTCGTTCAAGAAGGTATTGAACCTATGCTGATTGGTACCAATCTACTCCAGCGCGTTGATTACGTGCCTGGTATGCAGACTGTGTTCCCAGCGATCGATGTGCTTACAGCTCGTGAAGTTGGCGACGGTATGGCCCTTCCGATCTTCAATATTAACGTTGGTGGAGCTCAGACCTTTGGCGTGACTGTAAAGCGTCACGGATTGGCACTGCGCATCTCCGAGCGCTTCGTTGAGCAGAGCACCTACCCATGGATCCAATACTGGATGCGTCTGGCAGGCAATGCTCTAGCCCGTCACAAAGAAGAGTTCATTTTCAACTTTATCACTGGTCTTGGCACGGTAATCTTTGACAACTCGGTAGCTGGCCGTACAGCTGGCGCACCGGTTCAGCCTGTCAAGGGTATTACAACCGGCCGTAACCTAAAGGGACAGTTCAACGGTTCTATGACTGCTGATGACGTGTACGACATGTACGCGCAAGTCCTAATGCAGGGTTTTATTCCAGACATGATGCTAATCCATCCTATGTCGTGGCTGCAGTGGGTTAAGGATCCAGTTCTCCGTGAGTTCGCAATTCAGGCAGGTGGCGGTTCGTTCTTCGCCCAGTTCACAGGCAACCCGAACGAGCTATCGAAGCCGTTCTTCAACTACGGGAACCTTGGATTTGGTCAAGGACAGACAGGACAGTATACGCAGGGCGGACAGACAGGAGGCCAGACTGCAACGTCAGCCGGCTTGCCACAGACCCAGCGTTCTGGACCTACGCTTCCTAACTACCTAGGATTGCCTTTCCGAATTATAGTTAGCCCATTTATGAAGTTTGATCCAATTGGCCGCACTGTAGATACGCTGTTGTTCAACAGCCAGAATCTTGGTGCTCTTATCGTAGACCAGGATCCTCATGTTAACTCATGGGATGACCCAATGTACGATCTACGTAACATCGGAATCGAAGAGGCGTATGGCTTCGGTATCTTGAATGAAGGACAGGCGATTGGCGTGGCAAAGAATGTTAAGCTCCGTCCGAACGAGATCGTGCTTCCTGCACGCTCCATCATGGACATCGGTGTTCAACAGGCTGCTGGCAACTTCCAGACCTACGAGAACGTCGAAGTCTTCGGTGCAAGCCCGATCGATCCGACGGCATCCAATCTATCAGACATGCCGTCCAGCGACTAAGCTGGCAGCATAAGCAAGACCTAAGGGCAGCCTAGCTGCTCTCACTAGGGTGGCCCGGTTAAGTAAGCCCGAGACCCGGGCACACATTATCCGAGTCACCCTATTTGTGTTTATAGGCCTTTGGAAGGCCAAACGATTCTAGTAAGCTATTAAGAGAGGAAAACAATGTCTCTAACAGTTACAGTTCCCAAGTTAAACGGTGCAGGCCAGATAGCCGCATTTACTCTTCAGTTGCCTGCTGGTGCACCTGCCGGAGCAGTAGCATGGACAAGCGGAACTCCTGGTACAGGAACCGTGACTCCTAGTAACGATGGACAGTCTGCTCTGTTCACTCCTGTAGCTGCAGGATCATCTGTTATCACAGCTGAAATTACACAGGGACCTGCTGGTTTGACAACCCCCTGGATCCCTGGTACAAAGTTTCTGGTAGGTGCCCAGATCGTTGATCAACACGGTAATGTTCAGGAAGTGACGTCTGCTACTCATAAGTATGAATCAACATACACACCTCTAGCTGGAGATATTCCAGAGGGTGGATATGAAGGTTACTTCTTTGATCTAGCTGTTACATCTTGCGCAAATGCTTCTGGACTATCGACAGTTTACACTACATCTGCGACACTTGCTTCTGGCACTAACTATGCCGGCCGCACCTTCCGCGTTGCAGGTTTTATTACTAATGCTCTTAACAACGGACAGTTTGTTTGTACAGCCAATTCGACTGGTGCAGATGCTACTATCACGTTGGATAATCCTAACGGTATTGCAGAAACTCCTGCTGCCGGGGCTAATATAGAGTCGATTGGTTTTGCTGATGATCCACTCGGAAATAGTCGCGTTCTAAACCAGGGTGATGGAGACATCAATGGCGATTGGCCAGCTGGTGCTCTTCTACAAGCCGGCGCCAACACCAATAGCCAGGTTACAAATGGTGCGTTTACTGTAAAGAGTTCGACACCAACAACTGCTGCTCCAGTAACGTTTGTGAGCGGTGGTTATTCTAGTGGAGCTCGTCAAGGTGGACAGGATACAGGCGGATCCAATGGTCTGGAATCTCCTGCTGTACCAGTTCAGTGGTTTGACAACAGTGGTAACTTGCATACAGACTTTACGAGTGATAGCCGTATTACGATCGCATCTTACACGCCTTATGGTCCTTCGGGAACTGTAACGTACATCGATGCTGATGGTAACAGCCATTCAACTGGTTGGGTAATTGCCGAAGGTACACAAGACTTTACTGAAGCTATTGCTATCCCTCCAGCGTTCGCAACTGCGGCTAGTGGAGGAGGTAGTGGACCAGCTGGTAATGGGACAACGATTGATGGCGATCTGGTTTGGACTTATCAGGCAGCTGCAGCTGATACTACAACCTATAATGGGTTGACAGTAACAGTTTCTACGGCCGCTGGCGTTCCAGCAGTCAACAATAACTACCTAATTATTCAGTAAATCCTTCTTAATCTTGGAGACCCCTTAAAGGAGGTCCGTTCGATGTCTGTAATACAGTTTCCTGTTAAACCTGAATATACTGGGAAGACTGTCGCTGTTTCCCCCGAGAATCCCGTGTCACGATTTCAGTGCCGCGGGTTTGTTGTATTTCGCAATACTCCCTCCATCGTACCTCCAGATGCGGACATGTCAGCGATTCAGACTGGTTTGCTTGATGGCAGACTGATTGAAATGTCGCCTGGCTCCGTCATCAAATCCAAACATGCAAGTCTGAACCCAGCTCTAGAACTTGGGGATACAGACAAGAAACTTTTCACTCTCCTTACCAAGGAGGGTATGATCGTATTGACTCCAGAAACTGTGGAACAGTCTGAGGCTATTGAGAAAGAGTTACAAGAAACTGGTCAGTTGGATCTATCACACTTCCCAGACATTCAGAAACAGAAGAGTGTAATTCCACATCTAACGGGTATTACTATCCGTGAATTAGAAGAGCCTGCCTAATGACGCTATCAGTTACAAACGTGTCACCACTCCCATCGGCAATAGATGTCGTATTGGGTACATCATTGTTAGTGACCTTTTCAGGTCCAATTAATGTTGATTCATTTAACAATGCTACCTTCGCACTTACTGGGCCAAACCTTTCCTCGATCGTATCTCCTCAACAGTTAATTGAATTCAACCCTCAGCCAGCACAAGGCCGTGGATACATTTTAGGTACCTTTAGTTTCTCAACTCTTACATACTTGCCATGGGTTGCTGGTACTGCATACCATATTGGCAATCAAATTATTGATAGCAATAGCAATGTGCAAACTGCTACCATTAATGGTGTTTCATGTCCGTATGCGCCGGCATGGCAATCAACCGAAGGCGATTCTACTATAGATAATAATGTCCCAATCTGGCAAGCACTTGATGCTTATACATTTGGACAATATATATTAGATCCTAATGGGAATCTCCAGAAAGCCACGGTAGTTGTTGGACCTTCTGGGGCTACGATTCCTACATTCAATGCTACATTAAGTGGTACAACTCCAGATGGAGGAATCACATGGACAAATTATGGTCCTATAGTTGGTCCAATTGAATGGACAAACGGCGGTCCTGCAAATAGCGGAGTAACAATTGCTACTTTTACTCCAGCGCATCCCTTGCTATCTGGCCAAATTTATACTGCTCTTGTAGTGGGAGCTGACTCAGTATTGTCTGATCAGTATGTAGAAGATACTAGTGGTAATCCACTAGCTTCTTCCTATCAGTGGAGTTTTACTACTGGCACATTGCCTTTGAACACTCCGCCGATTCAGAATCCTATTCCACCTCCAAAGACATTTATAAATCCAAATTGTATACAAGTTATACCTCGAGCGGCAGTTGGAAATGACATTACGGTTGTTGATATAATCTTCCCACAACCTATTGATACTAATAGCTTTAACTCACAAGATCTTCTAATTGGTATCGAACCTATTTTGAATGATCCTTGTATTATGGTTCCTCCTGGTGCTAGTGCTAGTTATGTTGTACAAGGCAACAAATTGATTGTTACAGTTACGGGTGTGGGTAGCTAATGAGTGATTATCCCAGCGCTGTAAACTTCGTTCTTCATCTTGAAGACGAAACTATGTCAGGTAAAGTAACTGTTGACTCTGACGGCCGGACTCGATTTGGTTTACTTGACAAGTTTCATCCTGAACTTGTTACTGCTGGCTTTTATTCTTTGCCTACAGGTTTGGCTTTAGCGATAGCCGATACTACATATAAAACAGATTATTGGAATGCGATGAACCTTGACTTGGTAATTTCTAATGTTGTCGCTGCTCAACTTCTATCGATCAGTGTAAATGATGGAGTTCCTGAAGCGAGTAAAATGGCGCAGCGTGCAGCTGGCTTGCCAGAAGTAGAGATAGATGGAAAGATTGGACCTGTTTCTGTCGCCGCTATAAATGCAATAGATGAAGAAACTTTCCTGACATCATTTGATCAGGCAGCTTCGAATTACTATCATCGTGTCGTATCTAACGAACCAGCAAAGATCGGTGACCTCCAGGGCTGGTTAAACAGGATTGCTGCTATTAGCGGTTACCAGGGATAACAACATGAACTTTGACAAAATACTATCGGACGTTTCTGATTATCACATTCCTTGTGGAATGGTAGTGATGTTTATTGGTTCAGCCTTACAGTGGTTCCATCATTTGGATGCTTCCTTCGTGGCTTTCACCACAACCGTACTTACCTTTTTGGGAGCACATGCTTATATGAAATTTAGTAATGGTGGTACCCCGGACGACCCAGCACCAACACAGGTAAATAAATAAGATGAGTATCTTAGATATCAGTTCAGATTGGAAGTGGCTTACTCAGCACATTATTCTACTTGCATTGGTAGTTGCTTTATCTGTTGGCGGAATTTATTCAGTGGAATCTATTATTGCTCGGCATGATGCCCTGAAAGACAATCAGCTTCAGACTATTGCAACTCAGATAACGCAACAGAATGCTATTACTCAACAGCAGACTCAAGCAGAAATTGCTGCGCTTACTCAACAGAATATAGCCTTACAAACTCAAGTTGGAACTCTGGCAACAGCGATTACTACACGAGATACTCAATTAAAACAAACACAAAAGACTGATGCTACTCTTCCTCCTACTGAACTGGCCGCACACTGGCAAAACCTTATCACAATGCCAAATTCGGTGGCAGTCACGCCGACGGGTTATACTGTCACTCCTGCCGGCGCAGTGGGGACAGTCCAAGCATTGGACTCTATTCCGGTGCTTACGCAGGATAAAACTGATCTCGCAAATAGCAATAAGCTCTTCCAACAAGAAGTGGCCAATGACAATCAAATGTTCTCTAAAGAACAAACGGCCCACCAAAGCGACAATGCAACGTGCACCGCGGACAAAAACGCGCTGAATGGTCAAATATCTACTTTGAAAGCTGATGCTAGAAAGAATCATATAAGAGATGCTTTCTTTGGAGCAATTGCTGCTACGGTCCTGTTCTTGCTTAAGTAAGGAGATACTATGTCTTTCCATCCTGGTGATGTATTTCAATTCTATCTAAACATTGCTGACACCGGCTCTACGGTTGTTAGCAGTACCCCAACTATCACCATTCTTAATGTGGCTTCTCCAGCTACTCCTGTAGTTACTGCGGCCACTATGACTCTGGTAACTAATACCAGCTACGTTTATGCTTATGGCTTTGCTATTCCAGTAGGATCCCCAGCTGATTATGTTGCGATCGTAAGTTATGCTACTACTTCTCCTTCAGCTACCATTTCAAACCAATTCTCGTCCACTCTCCATGTAGGGGACTCTTTTGTAGCAGGTCCTGTTGCCCAGGATTCGACTGTTGCAAAAGCAGCTATTGTTGCTCAACAAGCTACGACCATGCAGACTACATCGTATGTAGCGCCTATGAATGATCCTACCGTCCAGGCAATTCAATCTGCTGTCAATACTATCCTTACTGACTCCACAGCAATTCTTGCTAGTGTTGGCTCTCTAAGTGCCAGTTCCTTGTCTGGATTGATTCAAGACATTTACGATGCTTCTTTTGGATCGGTAAACATTGATCAAACTGTGAACCCTCCTGTGATGTACATTAAACGTATCAATGGTACAGTCATTGCTAGTTTCACCTTGATTAATAATAGTTCCAATACCCAGCGCAATGTGCTGACGAGCCCACCAGAAAGCAGTATCTAAAACATAGTTGTATGGCTATGACATGGCTATCATCTTCGACCCTCCACGCTATTACACTCGAGCGCAAGCTGACTCTCGCTATTTGTTGCACTCGGGTCCAATCACTCCTGGAGTTCCAGTCCCTCCGCTCGCTACTCCTTATCTGTTAGCGACAGCCACTCCCCTTGGCGCCCAGATCTTTCTAGTCCCCTTCAATACAGAGTACTACTTCGCTTACTACCAGCTGATGAGAGCTACTTCAGCTAATATGAGTGGAGCTATCCAAGTAATCGATTTTACAACTGACAGTTTTCTTGATAGAGTAATTCCGGCTACAGGGAATTACTGGTATCAGGTTAATGCTACAGACGAGTTCGGCAATTTTGTTACTACAAATATTGCAGGTCCTGTTCTTCTTACTGCTAGTGTCGAACCAACTGTTCCTGCTGTGCCAAACGTTTCTGGTGGATCTATTACTCCTAATGCTGATGGATCCATTACTTTTACTTGGCCAGGAAACACGGAACAGAACTTAACCAATTATAGAATTTGGAGACAAGCTCCAGCTGCGCTTGCTTTGAATGGGTGGGAACAGTATGATCTTATTGTTGGTGTTCCTAACGGAAGTCCCACTTACACAGACATAAATACTACATCTGGTGTCACCTACAATTATACTGTTTCTGCGATTAGCGCGGGAGAAGAAAGCACTGTTAATGAGAGTATATATTTAACTGCAACTTCAGATTGTACGAATACCCCAGTTACTCCCGTTGGTTTTACTTTTCTAAATGCTCAAGGAC